CAAAGATGTAGGTGAGGTACTTGCGGCAGTTGGTATGACTATAACCAACTCTAATAAAGGCTTGGAATTGGGAACTGAGTACAAACACATACTGCAGTGCAAATTCCTAAAACGTTCCTTCAAGATATTACATGAGGGTTACGTGGCTGCTCCACTCGAGTTGGACTCTATCTTTCAGCCATTGAATTGGTGTAAGAAATCCGCCAGCAAGGACGAGCGTAGGCTCACAGTTGAGATGTGTCTCGGCGAACTTAGCTTGCATGGTAGAGAAGTCTTTGAACAGTGGGCACCCAAGATCATAGAGGTGTGTAGACCAATTTATGGTCACTTGGTGAGAACTAGGTATGAAGTTGCTCTGGCTGCAATTAAGTCAGAGGAATTTTCATATTAGTACTCACCCAATGGGTTTAGCTTTTTAGCTGAGGAAGGTCACCTCACCCGCAAAGACCAAGACCTTCGGGGACCTTGTATATATGTATATTTAATGATTGTATACCGGGGATTCATTTACAATACAATATGGATTCTTCTTCTTCTATCAATAACAACACATCAATTAACACTACTATGACAGCCGAAGCTACCACCACTTTCTTTGATGATGGTGCTAGTGAAGTGGCCACTTTTTCGCATGAAGCCCGCAAGGATGATATCGAGATCCGATTACAAGGAATTAGAGATTTTCTTGCGAAGCCATACTTGATCAATGCCACATCAGCGTTGTCAACATGGACCACCACAGACTTGTTATCCGCATCTTTATTGTCTATTGATCCAGGAACTCTTTTGAGTACCCTGGCTCTTTGGTCTAATAAGATTCAAGGATTCAACTTGATCCGTGGTACATTTGTCTTTAGAGTTTCTCTGAATGCCACACCTTTTCATCAAGGTAAACTTTTATTGCACTTCTTACCTCAGTTCTCAGCGAGGACTGGAATAGATGCTGGTTTTAAGGACCATAACATCAATATTACCACCAAGAGTATGCAACCAAGAGTTGAGCTTGATTGTAGAGATACAGTGGCTATCATGAGGATACCCTACGTCGCACCCACAACTTACTACTCGTTGAATGATTCCAACTCTTTTGGTTGGGGAACCTTCTTCTTATCCGTTTTAGCACCGCTGCGAACGGGTGGATCAGGTATACCCAACATAGAGTATTCCGTTTTTGTTCACATGGAGGATGTGGAACTTGTGGCTCCTTTCATCACTCAGTCTTCTGTAAAGAGATTTGGTGGTAAATCGGGAGCTAAAGCTGCGGCCGAAGTTGAATCTCAGAATCTATCACATGGCATGACTATAAGCG